GTCCGGCAGCAACACTAGCACCGTTTGGTGGTAGGCCATCGCCCGTTAAGTAACCTTCTACTTTGGTTGGTGAAGTAATAGTTTGGTAACTAGCATCATCTACTGTAGAACTAGCATCTACTACTTGCCCGTTTACAATACGTGCCGCAGTGCTTGCATCCGGAGCACTAGGATCCACAGGATTGCCGTTTGAGTCAACCGCTTCTGTATAGATAGCACTAGTATCGTACCCACTTGCAGGTACATCAGCCTCTGCACGCTGTACAACAGCATCATTGATACTAATCAGCGTATTATATGTGCTTAACAAATTACCAAGTGCTCGGTCGTCACTGTCAATAACACCGTCGCCATTCATGTCAATGTTATTAAGTATGTCTTTGTATTCTTGACTGTCTACTAACGGTGCCAGTTTAACACGCCATAAGTGTGGATACCATAACGGACTAAAGCCTTCAGCTGCACGAGTAGCATCTTGCACTACATAAAAACGTTTCAGTGCTACACTAATAGTATCATCCAATGGATAAAAATCTTTAAGGAACGGCATTTCTAACACATCACCTACCATAATCTTACGACCGAGCGAGTCGATCATGTCATTTAGGTGAAATGTAGCAAATATAGTATCGCCGGTTAAGAATAGGCCAAACTGTGTAAGGTCAAAGTCACTGTCGTTGACACGGAACTGTGTACGCATTGTATAAACACTAGTGTCGTACTTACGATCACGGTTTTCTAAGAACAGCATGTCTTGGATACTAGTGATACTAGTGCCGCCGGCTTCTGTAGCACTGATATTACCAGTGTTCTGTGGTCCTAGGTACTTGTGTAGATTGATATCAACACCGCCCACAGTGAACATTTCACTGATGGTCTTATCAAAAAATTGATAATCGCTACCTTTGGTAGGACGGTATAAACTTAAACGTGGCATTAGTAATTCCTAATTATCTAGTATTTATCGCCGATTGACAACAAGAGAAATAGATGCTATAATACGAAAATGGAGAATAAGATACAGACTAGTATAGATTGGCCGGATGTACAAAAACGTATAGAAGCACCTATACACAGCATGAAAAAGTATAGCCATGAAATGTGGAACATCAGTCATAATATTGGGCTAATGGTTAAAGACATAAGTAAAGAAGAAATCAATTGTCGTAGATACCAGAAACAAACTAGACTACATAAAGAATTAGTTGACAAAGTCAATGAAGAGATAGCAAACTATGAACGTATGATAACGTTTGCTGTATTACTAACGGGTTGACAAATTACCAAAAAGGCTATATAATGTTAATAATGACTATAGAAGAAGCATACGCAGAAATACAAGGGTTTGGTGAAATGAGCGGTGTCCGTAACTTATGGGCGGCGCTTAAGGCAGTCGAAAGTGAATGGGACGATATAGATCCCTATACAAAAACAGCCTACAAAATGGTTAAACGTGAGTTAGAAAAGGAAATGACCAATGGCAATTAAAATTGATGGTGCAAAGAAGAAAGCTAAAGTAACTAGAGATCCTATTTTTGCAGATGAAAAAGCGATGGGTGGTGAACCAGTTTGGGATACCGAACGTGCGCTTAAGATGGACGAAGCAGAGTTTGACCATAATATGCGTCAAAGTCTACGCTACTACAACTATTTTTATTCCAGCAAAGAACTTAAGAAGTATTTGGTTGATTGGTTAAAGCAAACTGCTGGTGTTGCCCATAAACTAGATGCGGTAACTATTACACGCTTTGCTAAAAGCACAGACGGATACACTCCGTTAACTGCTCCTGCACTGATTAAAGCACATACACAAGGCATGCCGTTATTAGAACGACATATTAAATATATCATTGGTGTTGTTCATCGTACATTAGAATTAGATGATGCAGATGAAAGGACAGTTGAGGTCGATCCTAAAGAAAAGGCCGCTAAGATTGAAGTTAAGGCGCCTACAATACAAGATCGTATGAATGTAATAGCAGAGAAGCATGAGCTTCATTTCTTAGAGTTAGAAGACAGCCTATACGAAGGTAAAACTGTAGATCCTAAAGCATACGATTACCTAATAGGTAAGAATGTGCCGCAGGCTATGCTAGGTAAAATTGTAGCTATATTTGAAAGTCACTATGCTGAGTTCCAAGAAGCTAAGACAACTAAAGATGAAGATCTTAAAGATGCTTATGCTTATATGAAAACAGCAGATTGGAAACGTTATGATGCGTTCTATACTGCCCTGTTTGATGGATTTACACAATACGGACAGGTTAAGAAAGCAACTAAGAAAGCAAGTGTACGTAAACCACCTGCCAAAGAGAAACTTGTTGCTAAACTTAAATATCTAAAAACAGAAACCACACTTAAGCTAGTAAGCGTTAACCCGGTAGATATCATTGGTGCACAGGTCTTATGGGTCTACAATGCTAAAACTCGCAAACTTGGTAAGTATGTAGCTGAAGAATTAGGTGGAGCCTTAAATGTTAAAGGTACTACTATTATAGGATACAGTGAAGCCAAGAGTACACAGAAAACTGTACGTAAACCTGAGGTACAGTTGAAAGAGTTTATGAGTGCTAATAAAGTAGAACTACGCAAGTTTTTAGAAAACATTAAAACTACAGAAGTTAAACTTACAGGACGTATCAACGAAGATACAGTCCTACTAAAAATTCAATAATTGAATTAACCTGTTATACTAAAAACATAATAAATATAGTATAACAGGATAATTTAAATGTCTTTATTACCAGCAAACGTTACAGCACAGGGCAACCTAACAGCCACCGGCAGTCTTCTAACAGATAGCCTTTATAATCCATATACAGGTTCGGGCTCGGGACAAATTGCGTTTGATGCTAATCTCCAAGCTCAATTAACTACAGTACAAAGTCTACAAAACGATATAGTTGACTATATCCGCCTACGCTTAGGCTATGGTATGATTGATGTCGAAGCCGATAAAGAACATTTTGACATGGGTATTAAACAAGCCCTTATTCGTTATCGTCAAAAGAGTTCTAACAGTGTAGAGGAAAGTTATGCGTTTTTAGATTTATATCCAGAAACACAAGAATACATCTTACCTAATACTATTATGGAAGTTAAACAAATTTATCGTCGTGGTATTGGTAGTGTAACAGGTACCTCAGCTAGTCAATTTGAGCCATTTTCTAGTGGTTACTTAAACACTTATATGTTAGTAGCTGGCCGTGTTGGTGGGTTAACCAACTATGAATTGTTCGTAGACTATCAAAAGCTGGCGATGCGTATGTTTGGTGGCTTTATGAACTTCTATTGGAACAAAGTTACTAAAAAACTTACTCTTGTTCGTAAAATTCCATTCCAAGGTAGCGGTGCTACCTTAAGATTAAGAAGTTTATCAGCTACCGGTACCGCACCGGGTAGTACTGTCACATTCCAAATTTCTAATCAAGGACCATGGCAGGGTGTGAGTGTTGGTAGTGTTGTGACTATTACAGGTTGCGGTGTGTCGGGATACAACGGCACATATACTATTACCACGGTAGATCCTACACAACAATTTTTTACATTTTTAAACACAGCAGCATTGGGATCAACAGTAGTAAACGACATGGCGCTAGCATCTACTTATGTAAGTTCTCCTAGCACACCAGAAACAGCCGTCACTGAAACAGTTATGTTACATGTGTTCAACTACAAACCAGATCTAATGTTGCTTAACGACCCGCAGGTATTCCCCTGGATACAAGACTATGCGTATGCTCTGACAATGATGAGTATTGGCCAGGCACGTGAAAAGTTTGGTAGTATCGCAGGCCCACAAGGCGGCACTACTCTTAACGGTACAGCACTTAAAGCAGAAGCTAAAGAATTAATAGACAAGTTAGACGAAGATCTTAAAAACTTTGTTGACGGCGGCCAACCATTGACTTGGATAATGGGCTAGTACTTAACCAAACTGCTAGACATAGTAATCTATCTGTAATAAAATAGTATATCAATTAGGAGTTTTCATGAGTTCTATCATCGCCATCTGCGGCTTCATAGGGTCTGGCAAAGACACTGTAGCTGATTATCTAGTTAATTTCCATGGTTACAAAAGAGAAAGTTTTGCTAACAGTCTTAAAGATGCTGTAAGCGTAGTGTTTGGCTGGGATCGTGAGTTACTTGAGGGTCGTACTAAACAAAGTCGCGAATGGCGCGAAACTAAAGACGAGTGGTGGAGTAAACGCCTAAAACAAGACATTACACCACGTTGGGTCCTACAGTATTGGGGCACAGAAGTGATACGCAGGGGATTTCATAACGATATGTGGGTAGCTAGTTTAGAGAACAGACTACTACAGAGTAAAGACGATATTGTTATTACCGACTGCCGGTTTCCAAATGAAATTAAAGCTCTTAAAAACATTGGTGCTAAAGTGCTTAGAGTTAAACGTGGCCCAGAACCAGAATGGTACGAGCATGCTAAGAACTACAACAAAGGTCAAAAACGTATCGGCTGGGCGTTGGGTAAACATGCTCTAGACGATGCAGGCGTTCATGCTAGCGAGTATAGTTGGGTAGGTAGTAAGTTTGATAAGATTATTACCAACGATGGTACCATTGAAGACTTGTATGAGCAAATAGAAGAACTATTAAAAATCGGGAACGAGGTCACCTTGGCGCCAGCCTAGTCCATCTTTGGCTACTTCATATTGGCAGTTAGCACATATAGTTTTTAAGTTGGATCCACTATTATTGTTGAGGTTACCGTCAACGTAGTAGACAAATAATTGCTCCTTGTACTTTGCCTTAAAGCCGCACTTTTCACAGTGCGGTTTCTTTTTGTAACCTGCCTTATGCCAACTAGGTATAGGCGCAGGCTTATTTTTCTTTTTACGAATACAACTATCACATCGAGTCCTATAATATGTCTTGTCGAACAGCTTATAGTTGACTGCACAGGGCTTTTTACCACAAACATCACATAATTTTCTGTATTCCATACCGTATTTAGCTAATAGCAGAGCGCAAACCTTTTAAAGGGCGGCTTAGACCATTGATTTAACCAAATAATTATAAATA